CCTGTAAATAGTGCAGGTACAGCATTTGTAACAGAGGACCCTACGGCCCTTGCAATTGCCTTGGGCTAGGTATATAAGGATAATTTTTAGGAGGATATATGGCCAACACGTTTAAAGTAATCACATTCGCAGCAGAACCTGCTAGTGCCGGCACCGCATACACCATGTATACGGTGGCAGGATCGACCACAACAGTGGTGCTAGGTTTAATTCTTACTAACATACATTCGTCTGCAGTTACTGCAGAGGTAGAATTAGTTAGTGATACAGCAAATAGAAATGGTGCTAACAATGTATCAAACGGAACATCATTTTTAGCGAAAGACGTAAATATTCCCGCGGGAAGTTCTTTGGAGCTTTTGTCGGGCGGTAAGGTAGTTTTAGAAACTACTGACGTAATAAAAATTGATTGTTCAGTTGCGGATAAACTTTCAGGCACTTTGTCTATAATGGAGATAACGTAAGATGTCTTATATTGGACAGGAGCCGGCTCAAGTTGCTATTGCAGCTAGTGATATAGCTGACGATTTAATTACGTCTGCTAAATTAAATTATGCTGAAGCAACACTTACAGATGGTTCTAGTATTACTTGGAACGCAGAAACTCAAGACGTTGCTAAAGTTACATTAGCTGGAAACCGAACAATAGGTGCAGCATCAAGTGCAACTACAGGTCAATTTATTTCTTTATTAGTAATTCAAGATGGCACAGGGAGCAGGACTCTTACATGGAACGCGGCGTACGAGTTTGCTTCTGATACGGCGCCAACTTTGACAACTACAGCTAATCTTGGAGATCTTTTTGTGTTTCGTTATAATGGGAGTAAGTGGTTAGAGGTTGGTAGAAACCAAGCTTTAACATTAAGTTAATATTATGTTTGCATTAGTAGAATCAGGATCAATTACAAAATTTTTCAGTGGTAATAGAGGTATTACTATTGGAGACAATCAATACCCAAAAGAAATTTTTACTTTATGGACTAAGTCTGAAAGAGAAGCTATTGGTGTTTATGAAATAGAAATGAATACTTCTAAAAGAAAAAATGAAGAATGGTATATTAATACTAATGTTACTTATGCTTTTGGAAGTGGTAAAGTTACAGGTTCATATGGTGATGCTACAGCTAAAAAACATGCAGATACTTTATGGACATCACAAGATAAAACAGATGGCAAAATACCAACTGGTAAAGATGTAGGTGATGTTGCAGTTGAAGGATTAAAGACAGTTTTAATTAAAAATATAAAAGCACAAGCCGCTGGAGAATTACAAAATACAGATTGGTATATAACTAGAAAAGCAGATGCTGGTACAGCAGTACCAAGTGCAGTTACAACTCATAGAGCAGCAGTTAGAACAAAGTCAGGTGAAATGGAAACTGCAATAAATAATGCTGCAGATGTAGATGCACTAGCAGCTTTATACACATATACAGAACAAGAAGATGGTTCAGTTACTAGACCATTAGGTGAGTTGCCAAGATTGGAGTCGTAATGCCAATTAACAGTTTACTTTATCCAGCTCCTAGTGTTCCACCTGCTTATTCAGTATCTAATTCTCTTATGTTTAATGATGCCGATACTGCTTATTTAAGTATTAATCCAGGCAGCAGTGGAAATCCTGATAAATGGACTTTTAGTTGTTGGGTAAAAAGAACAGTTTTAGGCGCATGGCAAATAATTTTTTCTGCTGGATCAGATACAAATAATCGTTTTGAAATTAGTTTTGAAAGTGATGATAAAATAAGAATATTTCAAAAAGTTAGTGGTTCAGTGCATCTTAATTTACAAACAACTCAAGTTTTTCGGGACGTCGCATCATGGTACCACGTCTGCCTAGCCGTCGACACCGGTCAAGGAACAGATGCTAATAAATTTAAACTTTACATTAATGGCACTCAAGTCACTTCTTTTAGTACATCAACTTATTTTGCAGATGATACAAACACTCTTGTAAGTGATGCTTCATATGATATGTTTATTGGTGCTGGTAATGGTTATGCATCAAATTATTTTTTTGATGGATATCTTGCAGAATGTTTATTAATTAATGATGAACAATTAGCACCAACGTCATTTGGAGAATTTGATCCTGACAGTCCAAGAATTTGGAGGCCAGTAAATGTATTAGGTAAAGGATTAACATTTGGCACGAATGGTTTTTATTTAGAATTTAAGCAAACTGGCACAAGTGCTAATTCAAGTGGTTTAGGTGCAGATACAAGTGGTAATGATAATCATTTTTCAGTAACTAATCTAGCTGCAACAGATCAAATGATAGACACATGTTCAAATAATTTTTGTATTATGAATTCTTTAACAGGTTCTGCAAGTGGTTATGCTATGGCTTATGCACAAGGAAATCTTAATCTTGATGGTGATCAAAGTTGGTCTAACTCAATGGGAACATTTGGAGTTACTGCGGGCAAGTGGTTTTGGGAAATAGAAAATTTTTCTTATGAACATACACAAGTTGGAATTGCTTCTCCATATATTGATTGGGGAAGTGCAGGCGTACAGGATTTAACAGGAACAACTTTGTATTATAATTCTGCCGGAGGTGAAGTAAGAAAAGATGGAAGTATGACAACGGCTGATTATGGAACTTTTGGAACAAATGATGTTTTAGGTATAGCTTTAAATATGGATGACGGACAAATAACTTTTTATAAAAATGGTTCAGCTATTGTTTCTAATTATGCAATTAGTACATCAATAACAACAGCAGTTCCATTAGTAGCGATAAGTGGTGATTATACTATTGATGTTAACTTTGGTAGTCCAGCAATAGCAATAGCATCAGGCAACGCAGATGCTAATGGATACGGTTCGTTCGAGTACAGCGTCCCCTCGGGTTATTTTTCCTTGTGTACCAAGAATCTTGCGGAGTATGGAGGATAAATGGCTGCCTTTACTTCAATCGACAATCCAGAACTTTACTTCCAGGTCAAGCTCTATACGGGAAATGGCAGTACAAACGCCATTACTTTTGATGGCGATATTGATATGCAACCAGATTTTTTATGGATTAAACGTAGAGATGGAGCTGACAATCACACATTGTTTGACG